CTTGCCCAGACTTATCGGTATAAGTTCCGTTTGCTACCTTTGCTAACCATTTTGTTGCCATCATTACCTCGCTGCAATATACAAGCCCACGTTTCCTAGTGCGTACCCACAAAATGCCACGCCTAGCCCAATTTTACCCTCTAATAGCAACTGCACCGCTACCACAAGGTATACAACACCGATACCGGCTATTAACCACGCCGCCACTCTGTCCACCCCGCGAAGATAATAACGCCAAGCATACATAGTAAGAACCATGCCGCGTCTTGCGCGTAGAAGTGTGCAGCTATAAGTCCGTCTCTCATTCGTCTTCCTCCGTATTATTCAAAAGTTGGTACTTGATTACCTCTAAGACCCCGACTACCGAGGCTAGAGGGAGTGCCTCGTCAAACTTCTCTAGAACCCCAATAATCTCCTGATACAGGGCTTCTATCATCACCTGCTGGCTCAACCCCTCATCTCCTGGGCCAACGTCTTGAATCCCCAATCCTCTGCCATCCTCGCGCACCGCAACATCTCCTCCTCGCGCACGATTTCCGCAAACCTCTGCAACTGGGTTCTAGAGTCTTCGTGGAAGTTAAACAGCAACTCCCCCTCCTTTAAGAACAATCCCGCCTCTACCGCCAGGTCGTCAATCGTCAACTTCGGCCTCCACTTCTGCTAGGAACACTTTAATCTTGTCCAACATCTCGTCTATCTCTTTTTGCTCCGGCTCGAACCGCACGATGAACAGCATCTTGCTTGTCGGCAGTCGGGAGTCGAAACTCACAAAGTCGCACCATTTCCTACCCGTACAGGCAAGCTGAAGCATCATCTGGTTCTTGTACTTAGTCGGAACCTTGCCAGCCTTCCTGTATTGCAGGTGCGTGGCCGTGTTCGGGTTCTTTATCTCTACAAGACCATCATCCCCCACCAAGCCGTCAGGAGAGGCTCCTAGCCACTTTATAGTCGGGTGTGGGACGAACCCTACTTGGTCTACGAAAACCCCGCTATGGGCTTCGTAGGCGGCGCGGGCGATGGGCTCCTGTTCGGTTCCCCTAATCATGGCCGCGTTGGGCGCAAAACCCGCCTGTGGGGTCTTGGTAAGTCTTTCTGCTACGAGCTGCCAGAGGTAGTTCTTGCGTGTCTCGGTATCCTTGCCCGCTAAAGCATCGTTAACCCTGCTCGCGGTGCAAAACCCTAGCCTCGCCTGTAACCACTCCTCTGTTCCCTGGACTATTTCTTTGTAATCGGTCATGCAGCCTCCTCTTGGCTATTATCAATTCTGCCTCTAACCTATCCGTAGATATCCGCAGTCGCTGGGCCACATTGTGGCTCAAGTTGTACGGGTACTGGATATACCTTGCCTTCAAAACCCTGCGGCTTATATCGGGTAAAACCCTAACCGCGTCTTCTACCAACTGACCGTCAATCATGTCTGGTTCAAGTCTGGGTTCCTCCCCATCGAACACATCCTCGGACTGAAAATTGCCCTCTGCACTTGCTGCGCGGGTACGAACCTCTGGGCCAAGAGGCCCGTATGCACACCACCAACCCCAGTTTTTAAGACGGTCTTCGCTAATCATTCCCTTTGAACCATATTTTGTATAAGTCTGGTCTATGCTGTTTTATAACCGGCTTTGCAGATTGTATAAGCTCCTGCGCGTTAAATCCAGTCGTTTGAGAGCCGACGTGGTGAACGTAAGCCCTGCTAATCCAATGGGAAAACCCTGCCTCCATTTGCTCGTAACACTGTAAATCGTCTGAATACCAATTGAGTGGCTTAAAATCTATCCACGCGTCTTTGTGGATATAGCCACAGATAGGCGCGATAACGTCTGCCTTTATAAGACTGTTCTCGGTCTCAAAACGAAACCACGAAATTTGTCCAGAACCCAACCGGATATTTTGAAGCCCTCTGGCATAATCAGACCTAGCGGCTACCCATCCGAGGGGGATGCTTTTGTCTCGCAGAAACGCAACGTCCTCGCCAAGCAGCTTCCAGGTGCTAGGGTTGAACACAATATCGTCATTACAGACCACCACCTCGTCCACCTCCTCAAACGCCCGCTTGACCACGGCGTTATAGGCATCGCCAAAGTTGGTAGCGTCGTTGGGCAGGTTTACCGTCCTGTGGCGCGGGAAGATAATGTCGCTACCCGCTAGGAAGACCGTCACATCCTGCGGGACGTAGAAGGTCACGGAGGCGGCTAGGACAGGAAGACACTTCCCCTCAGTTGTTGCTATCGCTATTGCTTTCATTCAGTTCCTTGTTTACGTCGTCAAGCAGGTCTTGTTCTGTAAATCCGTAGTGCTTTGGGAAGCCCTTGGTTCCGAGTCCGTGAATTCCAGTTTTACCTCGGTGATGCTCTGGACATAATGGTATTGCAAGGTAGTGCGAACTCCTGCCCCATCCTTGACCGGCCCGCAGATGATGTATTTCAGACGGGCTATCAGAGTACCCAATTCTTCGGCAGACCATGCATCCGAGGGCTGCAACTTTAGAGAGATGGTTTTTTTCATCTTTGGTCATGCAAAAAGAAGATTTTGAATTGGGACTGAACCGCCAGAGTCATACTTTTGTGAATTGCCTTTTGGGTATGGCAAAACATCGTAATTTAATTCTTTCAACAATCGTTTTCTGTCTTGTTTATTTCCGTGTATAAACACATAACGGTGCTTTGCGCTTCTATCTACTCTTTTAGTTGAGTCACCAGAATTATGGCGGCTATGCCCACCATTTTCAGAAGCCATGTCAGTTCTTTCTTTTGTTGTGCCGGTAAATAAAAAGTTAGTGGCTTGATATACATACCCAATATGACCCATTGCAGTATCTGCGTAAGACACAATTATTTTTGGTTTTGGTAGCATTTTTATGCTATTGGCAACCAAAAAACTAGCTTGGTTTTTTTCGTTTCCATCTAAACACAAACGATTTAATTCTATAACGTCGTTGCGGTTGTGTTCTCCGCATACACCTACAAAAATGGGCTTGCTGGCATACCGTAAGTTACAACGCCAATCAATTCAAGCTCGTCGTATAAACCAAATGCGTAGCTAATTGACGGTATGCGTTTTGCATAATGTTTTTTTAGCAGCCAAGGATAAGATTCTTCGTTTTTTATTGGGAGAACCTTCACTTGAGCCCCCTCGTATTGTCACTAAATCTTACATCATGTTCCAAAGCCCACTTCACCACCTTCTCCGTGTACTCAGAGAACGTCGCTTGGTTTAACTCGCTCGTACTCGGTTCTAGCATCTTTATGCTTCCGTCCGGCAACTCCACCATCCGTTCAGGTAGGAAAAGAGTTCTAAAGTATTCGTGGTAAACGCTAGGCTCATAAAACCTACCTGGAACCACCTGCTCGGATATATCACCCAAGACCGCCCAGTAGTACCTGTTGCTATCAAGACTGCGTTTAGGTGGCCGGACTTCTAGGATATGCCCGTCAGGTGCGTTATCCACCATCTCACGGGCTAAGTTCCTGTTGTGTGTGGAGAGAATCATTCGCCGCAGAAACACTCAATTGAATCGTCAAACATATCGCCTTGCCGGTCTACAAAGTTGTGTATATCAGCATAGCGAGGGCGGTCAATTCTAAATCGATTCCCATCTCCCATTGTTTGTGTTTGCGCCCAACTTTCTTGTTTTGCCCACCAAGTAGCACGTTCGGGTTTTTGTGCTACCAATGTCAGAATCTTCGGGAGTGACTTTAGGAAACACAAGTCACAGTTCCCGCCAATTGTTTCTCCGTTGATTATTGGAAGTTTTAGGTCAAAGTTTGATTTTGCCCAAAACTCTAAAACATCAGACTTCTTAACTCCGGCCTGATGCAAGGGCATTATTGGAGTTTCTCCCTTGTAGTCTGGTGTCATCTTAACCGCCCTGCGTTGTTCGTCAGCGCGTATCCCAATCATATTGCTCCACTCCGTCCAACCTAACGACTGCAAGTAACGACGCATGGTTCTTATTTTCAATTCAACCGTACAGAACCTAGCCCTAGTATTTGGCAACATTTTGCGGTGCTGAATAATTTCTTCAAATGGCTCACCGTTGCGCGATGCGGTCATATAATCAACAACAATAAATTCTGCTGGTGCGCGGTACTCTAGCCAGATTATTGGAACCTTCCAGTAAACTTGGCAGCTATAAATAAAATCAAGCGTTGCCTCGTCTTCTTTCCCGGTATTACAGAACAATACTTTCGCGCAGTCTGGTAGCCCGTTGTTGGCTTCTAAAACACGCGACAACATATATGCGCTAGTGCGCCCACCTGAAAACGAGATGGCAGTCGGTTCTGTAATTAGGAACGGATTCACGCTGACTTGAGCGCGGCTCTCATTACCGCAACCTTAAAGTGGGGGAAGGACTCGAACTGGCTAGGGTCTAAACCTAACTCTTTACCCTTGAGTTCTATGCCCGTAGCCGTCTCATGCCAAGGCTTCTCGTTGACTACGTTTGGCAGGGTAACCTCATGTATATCGTCCCAACGCTCCCCACGCAACCAGGTGGCAGGGTAGGGTATGAACGCCCCGCCTGACTTCATCCAAGACTCGGTCTTGCAAGCGGCTGTGATGGCAGTTAACAAATTTGTT